GAAGACGTAACCACTGACGGAGATGTAATGATCAGAGATGACCACGGTCACTACGAAAAGATCAGAGCTAACATCACAGCTTACACCAGCGGTACACACAGCGTGTTCTCTACTGGTACAGTTGATTCTCTTTAATGGGACTATCGTTTACATCGGACGCACGTCCACCCAGTAACACACAGCTTCTGCCTAACAGATTCCTACGTCCTGCATTTGGTGAGTTGTATGGGTTTGATGCTGATGCAGACAGCGGTGTTACTATAGACGGAGCGTTAACGACAGAACTAGCTGAACCGTTAACTACTGAACTTGGCGACTTTTTAGCATTCGATGAGAATGTTGCTTATTGGACACCAACTTTACTGACTACAGAGAATTGGTACGATGCAGCAGATACTGCTACTATTACAGATACAGCAGGGGTAGTGTCACAGTGGGACGACAAGTCAGGCAACGCTAATCATTTGACTGCTGTTGGTAGTGGCATTTTTACGGATAGAAGAACTAGGAACAGTAGTAATGTCATGGACATCGAGCAAGGTTCTTACTTTAGTAAAGCTGCCTACCAACTACCTGCTGACTGTTCAATCTTTATGATGGCAGGTATTGATTCGATTAATGTAAATACAGATGCACTTTTAGCTATACGAGGAGGTTCCAGCAATAACTTTCAATTTGACTCAGGCGATGTAGTAGGAGATCAAGATCAGTTTTTTGCTCGCTTTAATGCAACTAATATAGGTACTACTAATACTTTCTCTCCTACTGTAGATCAAAAAGGACCGTCAATATATGAATTAATTTTTGATTTAAACGGAGATGGTGATCTAGAAGTTTTCATAGACGGCACAACTTTTGGTACAACTGCGTACACCACTCAGTGCGGAGCTAATTCTGAGTTACTTTTATTTACTAATCGTTCCCTGAATCAATACCCTGACGGATGTGCAGCTGAAGTTATCATTGTTCCATCAGTACTTTCTACAACAGACAGACAAAAAATGGAGGGATACCTCGCTCACAAATGGGGACTCACTGCTCAGTTAGATGTTTCGCATCCTTATAAAACTTCAAGACCACTCGCATAATACTCATGGCTAATAAAAAAATTACAGAACTTACAGACCTGCCGAGTCCAGCCGGAGCCGATATAATGGCTATCGTGGATGACGTATCAGGCACACCCACAACTAAGAAAGTAACCGCTACTAACCTGATGACCCTAGCACCTGTGCAATCGGTAGCAGGACGGACGGGCACAGTTACACTTAGCAACACAGACATCAGCGGATTAGGAACATCAGCAACACAAGATGTAGGGACTGCTAACGGAAATGTTGTACAGTTAGATGCGACAGGTTTACCCGCAGTTGATGGAAGTCAGTTAACAAACCTCCCTGTCCCGGATGTAGATGGTCCTATCAATGCTAACCTCAGAGGCACGGACAACCCACACATCGGAGCGTATCCTAATCAAGCATTTAAGGTCGTAGACAACCCTTTTAAAAGTGCATTTCTAGCAGCCCGTGCAGACGGGGAAATAAGTGTTATTACAGACACAGGTGCAGAGATTTTGAGTAAAGGATTCTCTATAGTAGAAGACTCTAACGAACCTGACATCGAAGCCGTGGGTACTTATAATGGAGTTATCGAAAATTACTCAGTCATCAGTGGTGACTCAGACATAAAAGGAGGTAATAATTTACCAATCCGACAAGGCTTTAATAATCCCGACATCGGGGCAAACCCATCACCGCTTTTAATATCGGGCGGTTCAATTTCTTAACTAATTCTTAACTACTAAATATCATGGCAACAGTATACATATCACCATCAGGAGCAGGAACAGGTTCAGGAGACTCCGAAGCAAACGCAGTAAATTGGAACAGTGGAGCAGGTCTAGGAACCGCAGAAACAGCAGCAGGAACAGGCGGTACTATTATTTTTCTTGATGGTAGCTATCCCTTTGGGGGTAACGAAGTTTTTGATGGGGCTAATAATCTTACTTATGAAAGTCAAAACATACACGGAGCAATTCTTGGAGACAGTGGCACTTTTAGGCGATTACAAATAGGATCGGGAAGTGTTGATGGGATTGCCGTTAATAAATTCAAGTTTGTTGATGTTAATCAATTTTATCAATACGGGGCAGGAAGCACTAATAATACGATGGATCAGTGTTTACACACCTCAACTGTCGCACATAATTTAGGCAGTTCTGAATGGTTTTATGGCAGTAGTGGACAGTTAGATGTTACTAACACAAGTTTCAGCCCTAACATCACAGTAAGTGGTTATAGGTTTTTTAGTGGTGGTGATCATTTCACATTTAACAATTGTAGTTTTAATATTACTACATCGTCAATAAGTACGGGGATTGGATTTATGGGTGGATCACCTACCCCTAGTTTCCTAAAAAATACAATAATGGCGTGTGACGATGATACTGCTGTCAATAGTGGTTCAGCAGGTGATTTTGCACAGTTTGCAACTAATTGTTGTTTCTTCCAAATGGGTACACAGAACGACTCAGGTGGTACTAATAATCTGTATGACACTGACCCACAGTTTGTAGATGCAGCAAACAACGACTATCGCCTCCGTCCAAACAGTCCTTGTATCGGCGCTGGAACCGCAAGCTAAGTAGTCATGGCACTCAATAAATTGCACAAGAAGGACTTTACCATTGCGGTGAAGACGGGGACAGACGCAAACAAGTCAAAGTTTAAGAAGGAGTGTGTGCAAGGTGAATACTACTTTGCTACTGACACTAAAAAACTTTACCTTGCTGAAACGACTGCCGGAGCTTCTGATGCTACTTTAGCTGAGTTTACACCATCTGCCACGGGTCAATGAATAAACTTCATAACAAAGATTTTAGTATCGCCTTTAAAACAGGGACTGATGCAAATAAATCTAAGTTTAAAAAGGAATGCGTCCAAGGTGAAATATACCACGCAACGGACACAGGATTCTTTTATGTTGCTGAAGTAACTGCTGGTGCGAGCGATGCAACTTTAAGTAAGTTTGGTGGTGCTGCTTTCCCTAACACCTACTCCATAGACTTAGACGGTACTGATGACTATGTTGATGTTAACTCTAGCGGAGATTTAGGCACTGTAAGTATATGGTTTAAGCCTACGACTACAACATCATCAACTAGTATTGATCGTTGTTTAATAGGATTTCACGGTATCACACAATATCAAGCCTACGCAGCTATTTACATCGGAAATTACAACGGTGGTAATGATGTTTATGGTCTTTTTGACGGAGATTGGGGATATTTTCATTCAAGCACTACCACTACATTAAGTAATACTGATTGGCATCATTTAGTGGTTCATTGGTCAGGTACTGATTACGAGCTTTATTTAAATGGTGGTAGTAACTCAAAAAATACAGAGCAGAATTATTTTGCGACGGCTAAAGCCAAACGACCTTACAGTATTTTAAAAATAGGTGAAATAAATTTAGGCGCTCAAGAGCCTTTCGATGGTCTCATCGATGAGGTAGCCATTTGGCATAACCCTTTATCATCAGCCGAACTAGCGGGACTATACAACGGTGGTGTACCTACGGATTTAGCTGCAATAGGGAACAGCGGTGCGGGACCAAATGGATGGTGGCGTATGGGAGATAACGATGGTGGTACAGGAAGTACAATCACAGACCAAGGAAGCGGAGGTAATGACGGAACGCTGACTAACGGGCCTACATTTTCAACTGATATTCCTTCTTAATACTATGAGAAATTATGTAATTATAGACGCACCGGAAGTATCTTCCGTAGATTTTAACCAAGTCCTAGAGACGAGTGCTGATACACTTAGATACAATCTAGCTGGCACACAGACCTTTGTTAAGTACGAGGGCGACACTCCTAGCTTTTTGGAGGGTAAGACTGCCTATGATCGCTCTGAGATGTTGACTATACTAGCTAACGAAGAGTGGTCATCTGACGATCCTATCTAAGTTATGGAACAGGAGACAGCACAAGGGTTATACCATTCGTTGGAGAACCAGCGGTGGTCGTTTTTAGACAGAGGACGTCAATCGTCAGAGTTAACCCTACCCTATGTACTACCTCCTGACGGGCACAACTACGCCACTAAATACTACACACCGTATCAAGGCATCGGAGCACGTGGTGTTCTGAATCTATCGTCTAAGTTATTGTTAGCTTTACTACCACCGAACGCTCCGTTCTTTCGTCTTGTTATAGATAGATACGAACTAGACAAAGCGAAAGCTGAACTGGGGCAAGAGGGTGCAGAGCAACTGCGTACAGACTTAGAGAAAGCACTGGCTGATGTGGAACGTAGTGTATCACAGGAAGTAGAAGTACAGAACTTTAGGAACGGTATATTTCAAGCGTTAAAGAATTTGTTAATCACGGGTAACGCTTTGTTATACTTACCGGATGAAGGAGGTATGAGAACGTTTAAGTTGGATCGTTACGTTGTTAAGCGTGATCCAATGGGTAACGTTACGCACATAGCTGTGAAAGAAACAGTAGCACCTATGATGTTACCTGAGTCGGTACGGGAAGAAGTGTACAGACAAGAGAAAGAAAACACGTGTGATTTGTACACTGCTATCGTGCGTGAAGATGATGAATTTAAAGTGTATCAAGACGTAAAGGGAATGCTTATCGAGGAAAGCGTAGGACGTTATCCGTTAGAAAAGTCCCCGTGGCTACCCTTGCGTTACACTCAAATAGACGGAGAAGACTACGGACGTGGGTTTGTTGAAGAATATATCGGAGACATCCGCTCGTTGGAGTCGTTAACTAAATCAATCGTAGAAGCTAGTGCAGCAGCAGCTAAGGTATTGTTCATGGTCAATCCTAACGGAACGACACGGGCAAGGACACTGGCTGAAGCTCCTAACGGTGCGATTGTGCAAGGGTCTGAAGGAGACGTCTCCGTCTTACAACTTAATAAGTTCAACGATCTACGGACAGCACAGACTACAATGGCTGGTATAACAGATCGATTGAGCCAAGCCTTTCTACTGACATCGGGGGTTGTTAGAGATGCCGAGAGAGTGACTGCCGAGGAGATACGGATGTTAAGCCAAGAGCTTGAAGCTGCCCTCGGTGGTCTCTACTCTCTCTTAGCTCAGGAGATGCAACTGCCTATCGTCACTCGTTTGATGGATCGTATGTCCAAAGAGAAACGACTACCTAAGCTACCCAAGGATATTGTTAAACCTACCATCGTTACAGGTGTGGAAGCATTGGGTCGTGGTAATGATCTTAATCGTCTTGATATGTTTCTTGCTGGTGCTAATCAGGTAGTAGGACCACAAGCAGTCAATCAATATCTTAACGTATCTGATTACTTCAAGCGTCGTGCTACTGCTCTTGGTATAGAAACTGAGGGACTGATCAAGACGGAAGAAGAGATTCAACAAGCTATGCAGATGCAACAACAACAAGAGATGATGATGAAGTTGGGAAGCCCTGCCGTAGCACCCGCTATCAATGCTGCACAGGAGCAGTACATGGCAAGTCAACAACAACAACCTACCGAGGAATAATAAATTATGGCAGAACTACACCGAGTAGAGATTAACGAAAAAGCACCGAATGAGATCGAACCCGAAGAAGCTCAGACTGACGAAGTTACTGAGACTACGGAAGAACAAGCACCGACGGAAGAACGTCCTGAATGGTTACCTGAGAAGTTCAAGTCAGCGGAAGACATGGCGAACGCTTATAGTGAGCTTGAGAAGAAACTTGGACAAGCTCCTAAAGAAGATGAAGCAGAAGCTGAACAAGTTGAAGAGAAAGCTGAGGACGAAACGGAACAAAGTGAAGAGAACACTAGTGAAGCATCTCAAGTTCTTGAAGAAGCGAGTAAAGAGTTTTGGTCTAACGACGGTCAACTTAGTGAGGAAACTTATAACGCTTTAGAGAAAGCCGGATACCCTAAGCACATTGTTGATAGCTATGCTGAAGGTATGGCGGCTCTAGCTGAAAAGCAGCAGGGGGAATTGAATAGTTTAACTCAGGGTAATTACGAATCAATGGTAGAGTGGGCCAATGAAAACTTACCACAAGAGGAATTAAATGCTATAAATAATACTATTACTAATTCCGACATGAATATGGCTAAGTTAGCAGTACAAGGACTATACGCTCGTTATCAGAATGCTACAGGTAGTCGTCCAAAAACTTTAGTACAAGGTGCGGTTAGTGGTTCATCAACCATGCCGTTTAAGAGTATGCAAGAATTAGCACGAGCACAGTCAGACCCACGTTATCGTAGTGGTGACAAAGCTTATCATCAAGAGATTGACAGACGACTGGCTGTAAGTAATATATAATGTCTTTCATTCATAAGTAAGGTGAACAGATGCCTTGGACGACTCGCTTTGGTTTTCTTCCTTTTATCGGTTATGGGGAGTTTTGCGGGTTGTTCCAAGGCATCATTTTATCCGGCTCTCGGAGCTACGGGTGGAGCAGCAGTAGGTAGTTTAGGAGGACCGGGACCCGCTGCGGGAGGTGCTGCACTTGGTTGGGGTGTGGGAGAAACAGCCAAATACATGGAAGAAAACAAACATTTAACGGAACAAGTTAAGGCGTTAAGTGAAGGAGATATTAAGCAACTCGTTAATAATCAACTAGATGCGTCAATGGATAACGGGTTTTTTGACGGTATGCTGAATGAAATTTATGGCTTGCTAAAGCTGTGCCTTATCGGTGTAGTCTTGTGGAATGTCATACCAATCATATATACGAGATACGTACACAAGAAAGCAAAAGATGAAATATCAAATAGAAAGATTACTTAGAATCTACAACGATCTACCACCACGTCAGAAAGTCCTAGTGTTGACAATTGGTGCATTTGTTGGTCTTATAGTAATCGGTAACATATTTAATTAGACAACTAGCGACTACTAGTCCCTCGACCCTCTGCGGAGGACAATCCTGTGCGAACGAACGAAGTGAAAGTCAACCAACTAATAACTACAACTATAAATAACTACAACATAAAGGAGAAAATATATCATGGCTAATGGAGATACATCCCCCTCACGTGTAGGACAGATTAATAGTGCTGGTGATGCAGATGCGTTGTTTCTTAAAAAGTTTAGCGGAGAGATTCTGCAAACCTTCGAAGAGTCAAACATCTTTAAAGCACTTCACACTGTTCGCACAATCGAAAACGGTAAATCAGCTCAGTTCCCTGTAACAGGAATCGCTAGTGCTGCTTATCACACACCCGGTGAAAACATCGCTGACGCTGGAAACAGCTACCTTAGCGACATCAAGAAAGCTGAGAAAGTCATCACTATCGACAAGATGCTTTTGGCTTCTACTTTCTTAAGCAACATCGACGACGTAAAGAACCACTACGACATCCGCAGCGTCTACGCTAACGAGTTGGGTAAAGCTCTTGCTGTTCGTTTCGATACTGCTCTCGCTAAAGTATTCATCGCTGCTGCTCGTTCTGCTGCTGCCGTAACTGGTGGTAAGACTGGTGGTATCCTTGATGTTTCTGCTAATGCAATGGGTGACGTAAGTGACTCAAGCGACGACGCAGACAACACTGATCCTACAGGTGCTGAATTAACAGCTGCTCTCTTTACCGCAGCTCAGAAGCTCGACGAAAACGATGTTCCTAGTGACGGTCGTTTCGCAGTTCTTCGTCCTCAAGAGTACTACAAGTTAATCACTGGTGGTGCAGGAACGCTCGCTATCTCTACTTCTGCTGTCAATAAAGACGTCGGAGGTTTAGGAAGCATCGCTTCTGGATCAATCCCACAAGTAGCTGGTATCACTATCTACAAATCCAACCACATCCCATCAACTGACTTGTCTGCTGTTTCCTCTGGTGACGGAGAAGCTGCTAACGACGTGTTCGGTGGTAGTGGTGTAGGATACAACGGAAACTTTACTAACACGCTTGGTATCGTTTCTCATTCCGCTGCTGTTGGAACAGTTAAACTGCTCGACTTGGCTACTGAATCTGAGTACCAAATTGAGCGTCAAGGTACGCTTTTCGTTGCGAAGTATGCTATGGGTCACGGAGTTCTCCGTCCTGAGTGTGCTATCGAACTTCAGAAGTAACCACTCTCTCGGTGTTGGGAGGTCTGTGATTCGTTCCGCTCCCTTCTACCGAAACCTTTATTACAATGGCTCTTACAACTAAACTCGAAGCGGTAAACACAATGATTGCCGTTATAGGCGAAGCACCCGTTAACACGTTAGGAGGTACTGCTGTCCCGATCACCGTGGTTCAAGCAGAGAATGTGTTAGACGAAACGAGTAGAGCCGTACAGTCAGAAGGTTGGCACTTTAACACGGAGCACGAATATCCATTCACTCCTGATGCGACTAACAGTAAGATTACTTTACCTAGCAACGTGTTAACCATAGACTTAGACCCACAGATATATACAGACGTCGATCCTGTACAACGTGGTAATACTTTATACGACAGGAAGAATCACACAGACGTCTGGACAAAAGAGGTAAAAGCCTCTGTTACTTTTCAGTTAGACTTTACAGAAATACCTGAACAATTTAGAAACTACATCACTATTAAAGCTGCCCGTATATTCAGTAATCGTTTTCTTGGTAGTCGTGAGATCGAAGGATTTGCACTACGGGACGAAGTGGAAGCGAAAGCACGGGCTATTGATAGCGACTCCGAGAATGCAGACCGTACTATCTTTGATAACTACAGCGTAATGCGTGTGCTTGACAGGTAATGCCTCTGTTAGTAAATAGCGTACCTAACTTAGCCCAAGGTGTATCGCAGCAGCCTGACAATCTGCGTTATCCCGGTCAGTGCGACGAACAGATCAATGCTTGGGCTACTGTTGTTGAGGGACTAAAGAAACGTCCTAATACCAACTACGTAAAGAATTTAGACACAGACGGTACGGCTAATATATTCACACACTTTGTTAAACGGGACGAAACCAACCAGTACGCTATAGTCGTATCGTTAGGTAATGTATCGTTAGGTATTCCTGCTGGTGTTAGTGCTTACGACGTATCGTTAGGTACATCTATACCTGTTACCGTTACATCTATTGCTAACAGCTATCTTAGTCTTGGTACTTCTGTTACTAATCCGTTGAATGATCTGAGAGCGTTGACGGTAGCTGACTATACGTTTCTTGTTAATAAGAGGAAAACAATAGCAATCAATACTGACGCTGATTTAAAAAGTAAAGACATACGTAACGACGACGGAAAGTACGAAGCATTAGTGTTTGTTAAACTTGGCGACTACGAGAAAAAGTATGATATATATTTAGATGGTAAGCTAGTTCCCGTAGATGGTTCTTTAGTTAGTTATCATCAAGTAGCCGGCCATACATACGAAAGTGGGCCAGCTGACCAAGGAGAAAAAGGAGCACACGCAGATACAGAAGTTATAGCAGAAGATTTAGAAGGATGTTTAAGAGCTTATTTACCCTCAGATGAATCTGTAACAGCTTCGGTGATTGGTGGTGGTGCTGGTTTTCCAGATTCTGGTAGGCACAAAACAGGTTTTGCCGCTCTTGATAGAATAACTTATAGTTACGAGTTTTTTATAGAACAATACGACATCGACCACACAAACCCATCCGCTGTTCAAACAGGTTTTGGTGCTAAAGGTACGTGCGTATTTAAAAACGGTGTGGTACAATCAAGTGAGTTAACAAAAAACGGAACAGGGTACGACAGTGCTTTAGCTACCGCAACTCCCGCTACTTTGAAGCTTATAATAAGGCAGCACTCTGTATATGAGAGTAACTGGACTCGTGATCCACTTTCGACCTCTAGTAAACGAGATTATACAGCCTCGACCCTTTCCGCACCTGTAACTGCGATGCCTTCTATTACAAGTAGTGCTTTTACGGGTACATCGCTAGAAGTGGAGCGTCAAGGTTCTGTTATTAAAATTACAAGTGATAACGACTTTAGCATACGGACAGAAGACGGATTGGCTAATCAAGGTTTAGGTGTCGCTTATAAAGAAGTAGATAGCATTACTGACTTACCTAAGCATTGTTTTAATGACTTCCGTGTAAGAGTGCGTGGAGATGCTGATATAGCACAGGACGACTACTACGTTCGTTTTCAAACAAAAGACAGGGAAGATTACGGAGAAGGCAGTTGGGTAGAGATAGCTGGGTGGACTAGTGACGTGCGTTCTGCTAAACCTCCTGAAGGAATAGATACTGTCGTTAAAAACGAAACGATGCCTGTAACATTAGTACCAGAGTTTGATGCAACTGGTAAGGTAAGTAAGCTTTTTCTACAAGCACCTGATGAATTAAGGAATACTGTTAAGAATAGCGGTGTTATATATACAACAGCAGAAGACCACGAATCCAGCAGTGATAATGAACCGGGCACGGGAGCTGATTGGGAGGATTACTGGGTGGTTACTACGGATTACACGGACGCTCCTGCTTGGGTTACGGGTAGACAATACAATTCAGCAGGTTACGGTTACACAGCAAGACAAGCGGGTGACGACTTCACCAATCCATTCCCGTCGTTTGTAGACCAAACTATCAACGACGTCTTCTTCTTCAAGAACCGTTTAGGGTTTGTTACTGATACATCTGTTATCTTTAGTGAAGCAGACAACTACTTTAACTTCTTTAGGACTACCACACAGCAGCTGTTAGATAGTGCTCCGATAGATGTCGGACTAAGTCACACCAAGGTAGCTATCCTACAACACGCTATACCGTTCCAAGAGAAGCTGATGCTGTTCAGTAAGCAGTCCCAGTTCGTATTGCGTGGTGCTGATGTACTCAGTCCTAAGACGGTAGCTATCTCTCCTGTTACTGAGTACGATATATCAGACAGTGTAGAACCCGTAGCTCTCGGTAACTATATATACTTTACATTTAAACGTAACGACTTCGAAGGAATGTACGAATACTTTGTTGATAACAATACAGAACTGTTTGATGCAGAGGAAGTTACACAACAAGTACCTAAGTACATACCAAACAACGTACGCAAGATAGCAGGTAGCCAACAAGAGAATACTATATGTATCGGTGTAGACAGCGACCTGAAGACGTTGTACGTATATAAATACTTTTGGAGCAACAAGGAGAAGATACAAAGTGCTTGGATGAAGTTCACCTTTGATCGTGACGTTGTTGGTTTTGATTTCATAGACAGTAAGTTGTACATGATAACCAAGGACACGGAAGGGTTACACCTAGAGTTCTTGACATTGGAAGACGGACTGACGGACGAAGGACTAGGTTATCCGTTGTTGTTAGATAGTAGGGTAGACGGTAACGATGTTACTGTAGCTTCTTACGATGCATCTACTAAGAAGACACGTATAAGCGGTATACCATACAACGTCAGTCTTGGTACTGATATAGAGATTTATACTAAGATAGGAACGCAACGAGCTATTACTATGGTGGACAACACTACGGTGGATGTAACAGGTGCGTTAGCTAGTTATGTGAGTAATGGTGGTACAGTTTATAAGTGCGTACATACTGATCCTGATACTCAAGTACACACTTCTACAGCTGCTACTGAACCGGGTACAGGTGCTGATTGGACAGATTACTGGGTTGTTAGCACAGACTTTAGTTCTGCAACAGCGTGGGCACTAGGTAAGACTTACAACGACGATACGTACTTTGTTATAGGTAAGCCGTACGATATGTTGTACAGGTTCTCTAACCAAGCGATCAAACAACCAACGGAACGAGGAGGACGTAGTGCTTCTGATTATACATTTCAAACGATCCGTAACGGTAGTATCAACTACGCAGACACTGGACACTTTGTTGTGGAAGTAACCCCTGAGTATCGGGACACTTATAAGTATGTGTTTAATCCTGACATCACGGGAGCTAATCTTTTATTAAACGAGTTCGAACCACAAGACGGTCACTTCAGATTTGCAGTACAAGGACAACCCGACAAGGTGACTATCGAAGTAAAGAGTGATAGTGCGTTGCCTTGCAAGTTGTTAGCTGCTGAGTTTGAATCGATGGTTATACCAAGGAGTAAACGATATGGGGCTTAGGGTCGAGGAAGCTATGCCGGACATGGATGCGTTCGAATTGTACGACGACATGAGAGAAGAGGACATGATGGAATGTATCGGTCTTATGCACCACCCAAAGGACGCAGTTAACCTGTCGTTTGAGACAAGCAGTAAGTGTTATTCACTACGAGGTAACGACGGATTGTATTGTAGTTTTGGTGTTGCCCCTAACGAGAATGTTGGTGTTGTGTGGTTGTTAGGAACACGACGATTGGCTACCGCTAAAAAGTACTTTCTTAAACATTCAAAGCAGTGGGTAGACGAGATGATGATCGGTTTTGACTATTTAACAAACATCGTAATGGAGACTAACACGTTGAGTTACAGGTGGTTGCAATGGTTGGGTGCTGAGTTTAGCGATTGCCAGTACGACGGGTATATGTCATTTATATTAGAGAGGAAGTAAGAATGTGTGTACCATTACCAGTAATAGCAGCAGCCGTGCAAGTAGCAGCAGCCGGTGCTCAGTTTGCAGGAGCTAGACGACAAGCTAAACAACAAGCTGCGTATCAAGCACAAGCGTCAGCAGCTGAGAGACAAAGATTTTTACAAGAACAAACTTCCATCCGTATGCGTCAAGCACAAGAGCAGGAAGCTGTTGGTCGTGAGTTAGAACAAGTTAGTCAGAAGTCACAAGCTGCATTAGCTAGAGCTAGAGTGTCTGCTGGAGAAGCAGGTGTTGCAGGAGCTAGTGTACAAGCATTGATGGATGACTACACACGACAAGAAGCAGGGTATCGTGCAGCACTTTTAAGACAGCAAGAGTTAGGTGGAGTAGCAACAGGCATGGGTCTTGAACAAGCAGGGTTTGCAACACAACAACGTCAGATCGGTATTAATCAACCAATAAACAGACCTAGTGCTTTGACAGCAGGATTGCAAGCGATCAGCGGTGGTCTTAGTGGATACTCAGCAGGTTTAGATATACAGAGCAGGATGAATACTCCTAACACACAAGTTTCATAACATGGCTAGAGAACGAGTACAAGTACAAGGATTAGGCGGGCAAGTACCCGGTATATCACCTACCATTCAACGGGGAGGACAGTACGCTGTACAGGTTCAACGAGCAGGTCGTAACAAGTTGATGGACTTAGCTGATGCGTTGGGACAGGTTAATCCGATGTTACAGCAGTACGGTCAGTTACAGAAACAACAAGAACAGATAGGTGTTGAGAGAGCTGCTTTAGTAGAAGAACAGAATGTTATAGCTGAACTGAAGAAGCAGAAGGACGTAGACGGCTTCAGTATATTAGCTACTACCAACAGAGACAGAGCGTATCGTGATGCGTTGTTAAAACGACACATTAATAATACGATGCTTCCTAGCTTACAAACTAAAGCTACGGACTTAGTAAACGCTGAGACATATAAGACACAAGCAGACTTCGGTAAAGCGTTGGATGATGCGTTGACAGCTGAATGGGATAGTTTAGTAGGACAAGTAGGAGAAGGCGTAGCTAACACTACAGCAGCTAGAGCACTTTGGAGTACAGTAACAACACCATATAAGAACGATCTAGCACTGAAGTATGAGAGAGCTAGGGATGAGGTGATACTTAACAACGAAGTGCAGGAACTAGGACTTAACCTATCAGCTGCTACTAAACCTATTGTTGATCCAGCTAGTGGTCGTGTTATTCCTATGGATACATCGAATCTTCAGAACATAGCACAACTAGCAGACGATAGATTAGCAGAAGATTTACCACAACTAAGTAACGAAGATAGAAGTAAAACGCTTGTTTCTGCTTATGCTACACAGCTAGATAGTTTGTATGCTTCTCAACGTTACACTGATGCTAGTAGAATGTTAGCAGCATTGAAGGTTATAAAAGTAAATGGTGTTCCTGTCTTTAATACTACTCAAGCTAAGTCTGTTCTTAATCCTATAGAGGCTAAATTAAACAATAAATTATTAAGCTTAGATGAGAAGAAAGATTCTAAAGCCGGTAAGCGTTTTGCCAATAAAGTTGTAGATGTTTTAGCAAATATTAAAAACATAGAGGAGAGGGAACAATTATCAGACATAACAGCCGAGGTCATGAAAGATACTTTTATTTCCTTGAATCCTAACTTAACAATGGAGCAATTAAATGAAGAGGTTAATAATTTATTTAACGGCACGGCTTCTCCTTTGCAATTATACAACAAAAGACTAAGGGAGTTAGTCGTACCCGGAGGAGATGAGGCTGATGCTTTATACTACGATAATGTTGGAACTATAAAAGAGGGTTATCAAGATGCACTACAATTTCCTTTTGATCCTGTGCCTTTAACTAAAGAAAAGAGAGAAGGAATAGTTGAGGAATATGAAAAGTATCATAAAAAAGAAAACAAAGATGCAGTAGAGTTCATAAAAGATAAGTACGGGAATAGAATAAAACTTAATCAGATACCTGAGTTAAGGGCTAAATCTGATGAGCTTATGGCGGGTGAGTATGTTAAAGATAGACCTGTATATACAGAAATAAAAGATCGTCTTAATAGTAATTTAAAAGTAGTAGATCAAAAATATGAAGATAACGATTTTGAATTAGACTACGGTAATTTTCTAAATGTAGCCTATCCATCAATACAACGTGCTTTAGTAAAAAGGGGAAAGGAATTAGCTGGTGAGGAATACGATGAGACACGAGACGAAACCTTACAGAGACTAGCTGACACACTACTAAAAGAAGAGACCGAACGTTACGAAGGAATTGTAAAAGCTAAACAAATATCTTTTGATATTGAACCTATTACCGAAAAACAAAAAGAACGCTTAAAGCCTAGTAAAGAAACGGGATTAAGACTGAAGGGGGATATTAAGTATCCGTCATTAGATGAAACAAAAACTAGAAAAAGACAGTCTACTTATAAAGCAGGTAGACTAGCTAAAGCCTCTTATACTACTGCTAAAATTGATAGGAAGTTAATAAACGAAGAACGCACTTTGATGATAGAAAATAGAGACATCACTGATTTAAAGTTATCTTTAGTACGACATCATTTCGAAGAGTACAAACCTGAATCTGCTGAAATATTAAGCAAAGCTGGACTTGATTTTATGGATGTGCGTTTATTCGGGAATGATCAAGAGTTTAGGAATCTGATAGGAAGGTGGAGTCCTGTGCTAGATAAAGATCGTCGTAATGAAGTTCTCACTGCTGAGGAAAAGGAGACAAGAGATGAGTTCCAAGCTTTCGGTGTGTTTGATGAGGAAACCATGTTTCAATTCTCAAGTAGTCAGGAAACATTTTTAAATGACTGAGGAAGAATATAAGAGGTGGAAGGAACGTCTTAGATCGAGAGTAAACGCCACTAAAGTCCAAGAGATTGACCAACAAGTCGAGAAGATAAGAACAGCTCCTGTAACAGCAGAGCCTGATGTTTCCGATATTACAGCTGAGATTGCACCTGAAGTATTAGAAGCTAGACAGATAGCTGAACAAGAAGTAAGCACAGGTAGACATATAACTGGTACTGCTTTGGGTGTTACAGCTGAACTAGGTACTGGATTAGCTCTTACTCATAAACTGCACAGATCACAGAAATACCTACAGTGGTTAAACAATGCAAAGCGTATATCTACTGTCGGTGTATTAGCCCCTGAACCTACAACAACGGTAGGTGGTGTCGTTGGTCTTGCTGCTACCGAGGCGGCCATATGGGCTACTTCTAACTTTATAGGACAGAAGATACGACAAGCTTACGGACTACAAGACAAAGTGTCGGGTGGTGAAATGATTGCAGCATCTGTGTTTGGTGTGGGTCTTGTTACTAAAACTGCTGATAAGTTTATTAGACTCGGACCCGGTATAGGGGCAGCGAATGCTTGGAAGGGTCGTGAGATGCTAGTCAAAGGTGTTAATACTTTTGTTAGTGGTGCTGCCCTAGGTGTAGCTGAATCTGCATTACGGCAAGAAATAGAAGCACAATTAAACGGTAAAGACAGAGACGAATACGACTACCTATTCTCAGGATTAGCAGGTGGTACATTTAATAGTTTGTTTTCTGTGTGGTCTAGAACTGGTAAGTGGGGTAGAGGGAAGGCGGCAGAGGCAGCTGAGAACGCTAAAGCTAGAATAGACAACGACATAAAAGACTTAAAGGATCGTCTAAAAGAAATGGACGGTCGTGGTCGTGGTAGTCAATTTAAGATTAAGAAAGAGATAGAAAAACTAGAGCAGGGTAAAGACCTTATCGACGATTCTATCAATGAGATAAAAACAGCAGACGAAGCTTTATCTAAACAGGAAACAAATCCTAAAGAAGTAGAAGATATAGATGAACCTCTGATTAAGAAAGAGGAAGAAGTTGTTGAAGAACCTGAAGTAGGGGAGTTACCTGAAACACTGCGTGAATTAAAACAAAACTTTATTAGTAAGAAACTTGCAGTACCTGCGAGGGAGGGTGAGTTCCCATTTATTGAGACACCTGAAGGATATTTTAAACAAGGTAATGTATACAGACATAAAGACGATCCTAACTTTAAAGTAGAACAAACAGATGCTGAAGGGGTTGTTAAACTTGCAGAGGATATAGCTAACGAAGCGGGAGGTGAAGGTGTATACAACTTAAGGAGACACATGGGGCCGATGAGTAACCCTGAAGCTGCTTCTAAAGCTCTAAGAGAGAAAGCCGAAGAGTTAGCCCCCGTTCAACAAGCACAGCGAGATTTACTCCGTCAGAAGTACGGGGATACTGTAACTGTGTATCGTGTTGAAGACCCTGACTTTACGCCCTCCCCTGAAAGAGATGTATCAAGTTGGAGTTTAGAAAAGAAGAGTGTTGAAGATCGGTTATTAGTAGAAGGTACTGTATTAAAAGAGAAAACAATCGCTGTTGATGATGTTCAGTTTGTATATAATTACCGAGAAACTGAAGTACTCCTTAGAGATGATGCAGCACCCGTCAAACCTGCTACCAAGCCTGAACTTGAGGTAGAAGAACCTGAGATACCACGTGTTGTTGATGATGAAAGAGAAGACGCTTTTGATGTACTACGTGATCGTGTGTCTAAAATAAATAACGACAATATATCTACGGAGCTACCACTGATAGAGCGTGAAGCTAAGAAAGTGTACAATCGTACATATAGAAACCTAAACGACCTAACAAGAAGACTCTCTAAGAATGCAGACGATACAGAAGCACTAGAGGAGATGTTAGCTGAAGTTAAGTTCTTTAGAAAGTTAAACACGGAAGTTAAGGATATAGCAGAAACTACTGGAGGACGTACACTACAAGCTGCTCGTAGAGATGCCGATAAGTACAGATGGTTATCTAAGTATAGTTATCGTTCTCGTTTGGAAGATGCTGCGTTAGGTAAGTTGGAGATAAGTCTTGAAGCTAAATTAGGACGCACAACAATCTCAGAAGATGCAGACATAAAAGACTTGTTTGATGACTTTGTTAAAATAAAACCACGAATAAAAGAAGCTGGTAAAAAGATAGATAAGAAAGTAACTAAGAGAGCTGAAGCACGGAAGAAGAAAGAGGTTACTGAACAGCAGAAAGCTGAGAAACTAAAGAAAGCTTTTCAGACTAAGATAGGTAAACTACAGAAAGAACTAGACGATCTACGTAAACGTTTTGGTGATGATATAGCACTTGAAGAAGCACAGGCTAAAGTTAAAAAGAAGAAACCAAAAGACCCACGAATCGTAGACTTAGAAGATCGTATTCGTTTTTACAAAGAAGCAGAAGCTGAAGTTGGAAAGATTGAACAACTAGAGGCAAACTTAGCAAGACTAGCAGACATCGAAGGGCGTGGTGTTATCTCTGAATTAAGAAAAGAAGTAGCACCAAAACCCACAGGACCAACTAAGCCTAGCAAAGTAAAAGAACTACAAAAGAAAATATCTGATTCTAAGAAACGAATGAAGCAAAAGCTTGCTGACTTAGACAGAGTTGTAGCGAAAGAGGCTAAAGAAAAGCAGGATAGAAATCTATACAACGATATGGAGCAAGCTTTCTTTGCAGCGTTAGAAGCGGATGCAGCTACAAAAGGAACTAAGTTTATAAGAGGTGTTAAGCAAGCTAGACAAATGGCTCTAATTGACCAACTACCTTCTGTGTTCGCTGGTGTTCCTACTGGTATTGGTGCAGGGTTCAAGCAGTTCTTTAGAGTACCGGCAGCTTGGTTGTCCAATTTACCACAAGGTTTGTCTGTTGCTAATAAAATGTTTCATATAGAAGCATCTGCTGCATTTAAAATGCTGACAGACTTGAACGGCTTAGGAGAAGCTTTGCGTCGTACATTTGCTGAGAATATAAGTGCTACTGATAGAAGAGCAGGAAGATTGGCAGACGAGATTAGTACAGTAGGTTTACCTAGAGGAGAACACGCTTTGATAGCCAAAGCAGCAAGAGATGCTAAAAGAAGAGCAGAAGCTGTTGATAATGTGTCTAATTCGTTAGCGTCGTTTGTATTGAACGGTAAGTGGCACGAAATACTTTCGCTAGGTGTACGTGGTATTCAGTCAGTTGATGAGCTGTTTAAAAGACAGATAGTTAAGTCTCGTATATATTCTGAATCTAATAAGAAAGCATTACTTGAATTTCCTAACGATCCTGCGAAGCAACAACAAAGAGCAGAAGAATTATACAATTCAGCTTGGGTAGACAGTGATGGACTAGAAGTACTTAACGATACTCATCAGTTTATGGATGAGGTTAATCAGGTGCGGGAAGAACTTTTGTTCGCTAGTAACACTGACGACTTGCAGGATGTTTATGTCAGTAGTTCTGAGAAACTTATAAACGCATTAAAAGATTTGAGCAATGACGACGGTTTAATGGGTTTCGTTATTAATGCTTTTCTACCTTACATAGGTGTTCCTATACGAGCAGTGTATCGAGGAGCTAGATTAGTAGCAGCACCTGCGAAACGTACGTTAGGTTTACTTGAGGTTTCACCTTTTGAATTACCAAGACGCATAGGGGAACAAGCAAATCCATACAATAAGATTATAAGAAACATCGAGCTAGAAATGGATGTTGTTACTAAGCAGTTAGCTAAGTCTGAATTAGACGACGCTGCTAAAGCTAGTTTTCGTGATGAGTTTAATTTGTTGGATGAGCGATTAAAGACTGCTCAAGTTAGACGTGCTAAGTACAATAACGAACTACTGACCGACGGTTTAATCGGAGTTACTATAGCTGGTATAGGTTACGCATACGCACAAAGCGGTGCTGTTACTGGTTCACTTGCGTGGTTGACTGATGACCAACGTAAAAAATCAGGACTAGAATCTTTTAAGGCTTTTGGTAGTGACTACTCAGCTGCTTTGCCTTGGTCTTTTCCTTTAGCGTTGTACGCTGATTTAGGTGCATTCTATAGGATTAAGGACATAGAAGAAGAAAAAGGAATAAAAATACTAACCAAAGATCAAAACGTGTTTTCAGTCTTAAAACAATCTTTCATACAACTTTCTAAAGCAATGCCACTAGCTGAAGGCGTAAAGAACTTTGAAGAGATTGTTGGAGGAGAAGGAGAAGTTCTTACGTCAGCGTTTTCACGTTTAGTAGCTAGTTATGTTCCTGTGCCAGCTCAAGCTAGAAAGATAGTACAAGCAATCGAGGCTGAAGGTGATGCGTCCGTCGCTGATTTACGTGGTGGTACTTTCTATGAGCGTATGATGTATTCTGTTTTAGGTGTAGCTCCTACCAATAAAAAGACAGACTTATTAGGTAATGATTTAATATCTAATAAGACAGCAATTACAGAAGCTATTGTAAGACAAGCACCTAGAAGAAAGAAAAGCCTGAGTGATTTTGAGAAGATAGTAGCAACAGATACACACGGTAATATTAGACGTAAACCTGCGACTTTGTACCCCGGTATCCGTATGACTGAGTTTAGAAACTCCGACGGTATGACATTGTCTTATGCTTTTGATCGCAGACTGAGGGACACACAAGTAAGAATTAAAGGTAAGAAGCAGTACATAGAGGATGCTGTATTCGATTTAATTAACAGTAGCAGATGGTTGAAGAAATTTGATAAAGGTTTTGTTGCTAGTGAAACTAATCCTGATGTACTTGTAAATGAAGGACTAAAAGATTTAGACAGCTTACTGCAAAAGTTTTATAAACAAACACAAAAAGATATGTTAAAAGATACTGAAGTTTTGGATGATTTTATAAACAGAGATGATGTATCTTTATACGAAATAATGGAAAACTTAGAAATGAAAGCAGACGAGGGAGGGCAACCTATCTCAATATTAGAAGTGCTTTCTGCTGACTAAGTGCTTGAACTCCTCGCTCAATAAGTAATAATATAATATCATGGCTAACACCTACGTAGACTATACAGCAACAGCAGCACAAACTGACTTTGCTTTTACCTTTCCCTATTTAGAAGACGAACACGTAATAGTCGAGATAGACGGTGTACAGAAAACACTGACCACTGACTACACTATCGTAACTTCTCCGTCCACTAAGATTGTACTTACTTCAGGAGCTACTGCCGGACAGGTTGTTAGAGTACGTCGTAAGAGTCAACCCGGTATAGACCTTGTAGACTTTGAGAACGGATCGGTACTTACTGAAAGTGAACTGGATCGAGCGTACCAGCACAACCGTTATCTGAACGAAGAGATCAGCGAACTAAACGATGCGTCGTTGCAGAAGAAACAAGGTAGCGATAATTACACAGCTAAGAACAACAGGATTGTAGACTTGGCAGACCCAGTAGACCCACAAGACGCTGCCACTAAGAACTACGTAGATACACAAGACGCACTAAAGGTAGATAAAGCAGGGGATTCGATGACGGGTGCTCTAGCTATGGGTGGTAATAAGATTACTGGATTAGGAACACCTACTCTTGCTGACGATGCTGCTACCAAGACTTATGTAGATAGTAGTGTATCTTCCGCTGTAACAGGTACAGGACTTCCCCCATCGTTTGATAAGTTTACGGGGACAGGTTCACAAACAACATTCTCTTTGACCTTTACTACAAACGGCACTGCTTCCTCTTCAATTTTAGTAGCAATCGATGGGGAGGTAATAGACCCAGATGACTACACAATTTCAGGCGGTGCTGATGAAATAGAGTTTACCACGCCTCCTCCTCTTAACTCAGAAGTTCTAGTTATTGAAAGAGGTTTTAAAGTTAAGACGGACATACCAACAGAGTATGATTGGGGAAGTATAGTCGGTGATCCTGTTACCGCTAATTATTCATACGGACAAATAGTATAAGATATGAGTTTATCAGTACAATTAAGAAGAGGAACATCCGCACAGAACGCTGCGTTTATAGGAAGAGCTGGCGAGTTAATATATACAACTGATACCAAGGATTTGTTTGTACACGACGGTTCTACTGCTGGTGGCACTCCTGTTGGATCGTTAGCGTCGATAGCTGATGACTCCGTTACGTTTGCTAAGATAGAAGAGATACCAGCCAATACGATACTTGGTAACAATACAGGCAGTTCTTCGGATATACTAGAGTTAAGCGTAGCACAGACTCAAACGTTGTTGAACGTAGCTGACGGTGCTACTGCTAACGATAGTGATGCTAACCTGAAGAATAGAGCTAACCACACGGGTACACAGACTGCTAGTACTATCTCAGACTTTGACACGGAAGTAGCTAACAACAGTGCTGTAGCTGCTAACACGGCTAAGATCAGTTATACAGACTCTGCTGCTGTAGCTTTAAATACAGCTAAGGTAACAAACGCCACACACACCGGGGATGTAACAGGGGCAACTGCACTCACTATCGCTAACGGAGTAGTAGACTCTGACAAATTATCAACAACATTAGACTTTGGATCAATCGCGTAACCACATATAATCATGGCAAACATAGAAGTAAAACTTAGAAGAGGAACCACATCACAACACAGCAGCTTTACAGGTGCTGAAGGTGAAGTAACAGTAGACACCGATTTAGATACACTCAGGGTACACGACGGATCAACTGCTGGTGGTGAACGTTTAGCTAAATACAGTGAGTTAGCAGGAGCTGGTGGAGGTGGTACAGTCACGTCAGTAGACAGCGGTACAGGATTGACAGGCGGTCCTATTACTACAAGCGGTACGCTTAGTATAGCTAACGACGGTGTTGATACGGCTCAGATAGCTGCTAATGCTGTCACAAGCACTGAGATAGCTGCTAACGCTGTTACAAGTACTGAGATAGCTGATAATGCTGTTACCTCTACTGAGATAAGTTCTACTGATACGACCCTTAACGTTAACGATACCAATAACAATATAGGTACAGGTGCTTTAGCTGACGCTGGTTATCAACTAACAGTAGACGGCGGTACAGGAAAAAGCGCCATATATGCTAAAGGTAACAAAGCTTCTGGTTATGTTGATTTAGACCTTGAGAATGAAAGTGCGACTGGATCGGGCGGTCGAATGATAATCACGCAAGGTTCTAATTCAGCCTATTTCCAGTATCAAGAATCAGGAGAGCAGCTTAGTTTTGTTATTGTAGATGGAAGTCTTAGCGCAAACGCTGGTATAAAAATAGCTTGTTCTTCTGCTTCTCAAGCAGCTGTTACGCCATCAGGTAGTATGTACAGTAATCCTAATTCAAATGTTGATTTAGGTAGTAGTTCTAATACTTGGGATAATGGATATATAAATGGAGGTTCTTGGACGGGTTCTGATCGTAACTTAAAACAAGACATAGAGGATTTAAGTGAAGCGGAATTAAGAGTGGCGACAGCTTTGAAGGGTCTGATGAAAAAGTTTAGACTTAAAGATGCGGTGGCAAAGAAAGGTGACGACGCTCGTATTCATATTGGTGTCATTGCACAAGATGTAAAAGCAGCTTTTGAAGCTGAAGGGTTAGATGCTTATCGATACGCTGTTATAGGTGAAGACACTTGGTGGTCTAAGCAAGATGAAGACGGTGAGTGGATAATTAAAAATGACAATCCAAACGACGCAACTTATACAGAATATACTAAGATGTCAGTGCGTTACGAACAGCTACTAGCATTTATAATTGCAGCAATGTAATACGATGACTGAATCTGTCTCACACTTTCTCGACTCTGCCCTTGCCATCGTTCTTGGTGTTATCGGGTGGATGATTAAAAAACTAACAGATCGTTTGGAGAATGATGAGAGACGTTTAACAAAGATTGAAGTAGAACTGGCTGCACAACGTGAACGAGACACCGCTGTTGAGAACCGTATGACGGGTCTTGAGAGTAGTGTTAAAGAGATCAGCCATAAACTAGACCGCATGATGGAGATGTTGATGAAACGATGAAACAAGGACTATACGCAAACATAAACAGAAGACGTAAACTAGGCATCAGCCGTAGTAAAAAGAAATCAACCATTACACCTAAAGCTTACGCCAACATGAAGCGTGGGTTTAAAAAGAAGTAAGGTGGCTGTATCGTTGTCCATAGGCAGAGGTGAGAAGTCCCGTAAAGGCGGACTCACTGCAAAGGGTAGACGCAAGTACAATCGTGCTACTGGGTCTAACCTGAAAGCTCCTCAACCCGGTGGTGGTCCTCGTAAGCGTTCCTTCTGTGCTAGGATGTCAGGAGTAAAAGGACCAATGAAAGACAGTAAAGGCAGACCTACCCGTAAAGCGTTAGCGTTAAGAAGGTGGAAGTGCTGACAGATGCCTAAACCTTTTCGCAGAGCTAGACCCCGTCCTAATCCTTTATTCTTTCAGAACAGGACTCTATCAGCTACTAGCGGTAGTGGTGGAGGTGGTAGCACTGCTGCTGTAGAAGTATCTATTGCCACTTTAAAAACCAGATTGATTGCGTTAGAGTCAATAAAAGCGTTAGAATTTGAGGAGTAACCATTTATGAAAGATCACGTAGAAGGAGCTAAACTAGCAGACAACTATACTGAACTGTGTAAAGATGCAGTCGGGTACATGAAAGCGATGGAGGAGTACAACCCAGCTTTGATGAACACTGTGGGTAAGTGGTTGAAAGATAACAACATAACAGTTGACAGTCGTAACGGTACTCCTATGGATAGTTTAGCTAACGATTTTAAAACTTTACCTTTCAGTGAACAACAAGACGAAACACCAAGAGATACCACCGCCTCTGCGGGACTTTAGAAACTTTCTGTACTTAGTATGGAAACATCTGAACCTGCCTGATCCAACAACATTACAGTACGATATTGCTGACTATATGCAGCACGGACCTAAGCGGTCAACCATCATGGCGTTTCGTGGTGTTGGTAAGAGCTGGATTTGTAGTGCGTATGTAGTACATCAGTTGCTGCTAGACCCAACAAAGAACGTACTCGTTGTATCTGCTAGTAAGAATCGTGCTGATGACTTCTCCACGTTCACGTTAAAGATCATACACGATATACCTATCCTTAAACAACTGAAACCAACAGAGAACCAACGGTTCAGTAAGATAGCTTTTGATGTAGGACCAGCTCCTGCGTCACACGCCCCGTCCGTTAAGTCCCTTGGTATATCGTCCCAGTTAACAGGGTCTCGTGCTGATATAATCGTAGCGGACGACGTGGAAGTCCCTAACAACTCCGCTACCCAAGGTATGCGGGATAAACTAGATGAACAAGTAAAAGAGTTTGAAGCGATCCTTAAACCCCTCGATTCGTCCCGTATATTATTCCTTGGTACTCCTCAGTGTGAAGATAGTATCTATAACAAACTACGAGAAAGAGGCTACAACGCCCGTATATGGCCTTCGGAGTATCCGGATGAGTCAGAAGTCATATCAAACTACGGAGGCGATCTAGCACCCCTTATAGCGGATAATATAGACGAAACAACAACCAGTACCACTACAGAACCTCTACGGTTTACTGATATGGACTTAGAGGAACGTAAGATGTCCTACGGTCGTACCGGGTATGCGTTGCAGTTCATGTTGAATCCTAAGCTGTCGGATGCTGACAGATACCCACTGAAGATTAACGATCTGATCATTATGGACGTAGACGTGGATACTGCTCCTGAGAAAGTCCTGTGGTCGTCTGATCCAGATCAAGCGGATAGAACACTACCAAATGTAGGTCTCAGTGGGGATCGGTATAAACGTCCAGCTAAGACTATCGGGGATAACATACCCTATACAGGCTCTGTACTATCCATTGACCCGTCTGGTCGTGGTAAAGATGAAACAGGGTACGCTGTCGTCAAGATGCTTAACGGTCAACTGTTTGTACCCGATGCTGGCGGTATCCGTGGTGGTTATGACGAGGTAACACTAAAACGTCTCGTCTCTATAGCCAAGGATAACAAAGTTAACAAAGTAGTCATAGAGTCTAACTTTGGTGACGGTATGTTTATGGAACTGATTAAACCGTTGTTTCGTACTACGTACCCGATAACAATAGAAGAAGTAAGACATAACAAACAAAAAGAACTACGTATTGTTGATGTTATGGAACCTGTACTCAACTCTCATCGTCTTATTGTTGATCCCAGTGTTATTAATAACGACTATAAGAGTGCTCTTAGCTACCCTATAGAACAACAAACCAGGTACATGCTAATGTATCAACTATCACGAATAACACGTGATAAAGGTTCCCTTGTACACGATGACCGTCTTGACGCTCTATCAATAGCGATTGGTTACTGGGTGCAGCAGATGGCTGCTGACGTTAACCAAAACATGATTGATAGAAAGCAAGAACTGTTAGATCAAGAGTTAACAAACTTTACTGATAGCTTTTATAAACGTAAACGTTCTAAAGCGTTCCTCTGGTCGTAGTCGTCGTTATCACTCCTCCTACTTACTATAACAAACTCTTTAGTAGCACCTATCTATCTCTCTATAACTGTGTTTTTGTAGTTAGTACAGATACAGGATTATTGTTATTGTAAATTCTAAAGTTAGACTTTAAATATGCTTGGTTTACGTGTAAACACACCTATCCTTAAATACTGTTGAAAGAAGATGACGACTATAGGATAAAAGCGTGTCAAGTCTTTGAGGAGCTTTTACAATAACAGTTTATAACGACGACGTTTTAAAGTGTCCGTTGTTGTGGTCGTCTCGTCTAAAGAAGCTATTACTATTGATGTTATCGTTTAAAACAGACAGCTGTTGCAGCACTCTCACTAAAGCCGTGAGGGGCTAGTATAACAACATACAGCCTATACAGGTTGGGTGTCAATAGTAGAGTTGTAAGTCGTTGTTATTGAACGATTTAAAATAGTGATAAAAACTACTAGTAAAAATTAAAGCAAACAGATATACTAAACGACACTATGATTACAGCAACGACAACACTACGTTAACGTCTTATGGATATGCACCATCAAGTCGATTCTTTTATGTTTGATCTGGACAATTTAATACGACGATACCAGCAGGAATACGACCTGTCAGACCAAGCATTAGTGGGGGCGTTGGAGTTTGCCAAGCTCACTGTTCTAACGGATTCTAGCGTACTTTTCAGCCCGGAAGACATAGACGAAGACGGTCTAGATGACGGTACGATCAGTCCGCACTTCTAGTCGGTCACGTTGTTCCCTCCTATCGTATTCTCTCGCACAGCTCGTAGAATACTCTTTAAGTCGATACCGTTGTAAAAATGGTAAAAAAATCTGAGCGGCTTACGCTATATACGCGCGCATTAATTACCCCCGCGCGTGCCCGCGTTTTATCTACTGGCAGGGGTTGTCATTGTTGCACAATACTTTTAAAAACGATTAGTGCCAGTAATATTTCGCATTAGCAAATATATTAACTCCTGATAGTCAGCACTTTATGAAAATAAAAACCTTCATACATCGGGCGTTATGTCTAATTTACACGAGTAAAGCAGGTATCGTTGCCATTTGTTTTGCTTATTGCAAGTTAGTTGCGTTAAGGCTGATCGAATGGCGTTGAATCGTTCGCTTATTGCAAGTCATTTGCATCTATTTTTTTACGCTTTCAGCCGTCATCAAAAACGATCAAAAACGATCAAAAACGATCAAAAACGATCAATCATTAGTCGATCTGATAGCTGATAAGACTTGCTAATAGATGTCATTAGAAACACAGCAAAGTGATGCAGATTGATATTTTTTTATCGTAAAAGTCTTTAAATGCTGTAAACGCTGTTTGTATTACTTATTAACTATTGTTCAAAACTTATGAAATATATCGATAAAATCCAAGTCACAAACGAATATGATGTCACTTTTAATGTGACTTTATCAGATTCAGAAAAACCTAATCAGCCTTTGGTTAAATTCTATGATACAAGGCATACAGACAAACAAGGATGGGAATTAGGACAACCAGTATCTAGTTATTATGCTTCCACTTTAATGGGCAGGGATTCATTTCTGAATAAGGACAATCCTAGAGATTATGGGATCACGCTTTGGGGGGATACTCCAGAATGGTCTATAAATAGAAGCAATAAATGTTTTATACTTGATTGGCTCGAATCTTTAGAGGATAACGGGAAGACGAAAATCAAAGGACTCTAATTCTTAATCACAACTGTATCATGAAAGACCTTAATATGAGTAAAACTGAAGCACTTGAAGAAATTTTAAGAATAATACAATGGAATGGAGGTATCCACCAAGGGCAAGAAATCAAAATCGATCACAATTGCGGTTTGTGGAGGATTGAGAAATTAGCAGAAGATGCACTAGCAGGAAAGGATAACGCATAACATGAAATATACAAAAGACAAAAGACAGCTTGTAATTGATACACTTGTATCAGCATTCAAAAAAATAACTAGAGACCGGATTCCGCAGCATATTACCGGCAACGATTGCGCGACTATGCTTCCAACATTATTCAATAAAGATTTATTTCTTGTTTCTAAATCTACTTTAAACAATAGGCTTAAAAAGTTTGAAAGTACTAATGATAAAGAATTGTTTTGTGCTTTATGGTGGTCAATTACTAGCAACGCAAATCCATATAAAATGGAAGTGTCTACCATGTTTTTTTGGGATCGATCCCAACAAGATTTATTTAAGGCTATTGATGAAATATTAACGCCGGTATCTCAATTTCTGGCTTTATTGGATAAAGATAGGGTCAAGTTGTCATCAATTGGCGCTTGGTAATTAATACAAATAGAAAGGAAATTTTATCATGTTAAAAGAACTTGCAACTAGATATTTACAGGAACCGGAGCCAATCAAGCACTTTGGTATCTTATTACAAGTAGAGAATATTCTTGCTGATTATGACTTTAAGTCTAAATCTAAATTTCTAAAAGACTTTCAATTATCTTACTTTGCCGGCGTTAATAGCTCACAAAAGATAGAAAAGGGAAAGAAAGCCAATTTTGATACCTTAGTACTTTATTTATCAGCAAGTAAAAACGCCGGGAAAGATTTATGTTCTTTTGCTAGTACTGGTTGCCGGCTTGCGTGTTTGGTTGAATCCGGCCATAGATTACTAGAAAAGCGTGCCGGAAAAGATAAGATCAATATCTCTAGAATTGTTAAGTCGTGGATTGCTATTTATCGTAAAGACTTAGCGGAAAGCGTATTGACTGAGGAAATTAAACTTGCCAGTAAGCGTGCAAAAAAGAATAAAAAGAAATTTGCTGTAAGATTGAACGGGACGAGTGACATTGACTGGTCAAACATTTATAACTCTTTTCCTGATGTTCAATTCTATGACTACACAAAAGATCCGAATAGAATTGATTTACCTAATTATCATTTGACTTTTTCTTTCAGCAATAATGCAAAGTCTAGGTTAAAACATTACCGACAAGCTTTAAGCCGGGGTCAATCAATTGCTTTTCCAGTGGTCTCTACTGATGTAGATCAAGCTTTATCGTTACCGGATTGCTATTCAATGGATGAGACTGACCTACGCTTTTTAGATAAAGCCGGCAAATATGGTATCCTTAAAGCAAAATTGACTGATGACTTACAAGCCGGCGTAAACAAAGGATTCATTCTTACAATAGACAAGCTTAAAGAAATAATTGAACAAATAGAAAGTTAAAACAAACTAATGAAAACCGAAAACGATTCACTTGATCGCCACATGCCTAAGACATCTAAAAAAACATTCTTGATCTACTTGTTAGCTAGTCCAATACTGGCTTGCGGTGCATGGCTATTACTTATTTGGTGCATGCTTTATACCGATGCTAACTGATAAAAAGGAAAAACTTATATGAAAAGCGAACCGATAACTCACATTGAATTGTATCAAATCATTAAAAAACCTATAGCTGAAAAGCTTTACAATTTAGCGGAAAGTCTAAGCGGAAAAGAAAAGAAAAAGCTTATTGATCTTGCCGATTATATACTATTAAAAGAATTGCACCAATCATGACAACTACACTATCAAAACAATTAGACAAAGACATCAACGGCACTCGCGTTTGGAGCTATCCTTGTTGCTATATGGTAGACGGAATAGATGGCGATGTTTGGCGAGACATTTGTTCTAATCTTAGAAATTTAAGAGCCACCTCCATAAATCTTGATGAAGTGCTTCTTTCAGTGCCTGAGTTCAGTATGTTAGTTGAAGAAAACTTTAAATATTGGGATATAAACAGCGACCAAACAAAAGACTTTTTAACCGAGGTTTATAATACTATAGATACCTTTGAAGGGTTCGTTATATTTAGAAAATCATGAATAAACTACTAATATTACTTACCACTAGCTTACTCTTAACCGCCAGTTGCTCGACGGTGTGCAAGCGAAAGACTTGTTGTCCTGAGCCTAAGCACGGTCCTTGCCCCATTTGTAACTATCCGAATGAATAAACCTGTCTGCAAACACTGCGGTCTTACCTTGCAAGGCACTGACAACGAAGGTGAGGACATATGCGTCCAGTGCCTTGCTGACCTGTGCTTTCCCAGTAATAACTATTCGATCATTGAAGGCATGATCCGACAAGCAACCGATAACCCTATTAATAAAACCGAGAATTATGATACAACCGAGAAAACTACCACTAGAAAAGATCAAGACGGCAGTAAGTAAAGTCTTTGATACCACGCCAGAGTTAATCGACTCTAAAACCAAGTTTCAACCACACGCACTAGCTAGGCAGATTTGTTACTACTACGCCTTGCCCGGACGATCTTACGTGTCCGTGGCAAAACTATTTAACAAGCACCACGGCTCGATAATGCACGGAGTCCGTAAGATACGAAGTCTTAGCGAGGACGACTGGCAGATAAAGGCGTACCTAACCGAAATTGAGAAAGAGCTAGCATGAGCATTACTACTTACCTGACCATTATCCTATTGTTCATCATCCTTATCAGCTTTCTGTATGAAGACTAGAGAAACCACACTAACACCAGAGATTATGATCGAAGAATTAATGTACTTCATTTTCCACAACGAGATGAACGGAGAATTGAATCCTGACCATCCGTTCATGGACTTGTATGTTGAGCTTCAGAAACTGCTTGACCGACAAAATCAAAAGAGGTACGACCTTTACGTGTCCGTATCTGCGGATGAAACAAAATAATACTATGAACTACGATGACTGGCTAACTAGCTTCCTCGAATACGAGGACGATGACGACGATTTAACCGAGGAAGAGCGACAGAAACTAAAAGATTTGTACGATGAATGGCAGGGTGCAGATCAATACGAGAAAAATGAACGTAACAAACTAGACTAGACTGATGGACGGACACGAGGACGAGATCGAAGACATAGAAATAGACGAGTCGTTGGCTAAACAAGTGGCGAACGGACTTGACTACTTTTGGTCACAGAATGAGTTGTGTTATGATGAGAACCTGAAGGTTGTCCGAAGTGATCGACCTCGTGTCCGTCCTAAATATTCCTACGATTACATTAAACGAAGCAAGGACGATGTCGAAAGCAATTGAGTTCGAGATGAAACGGTGGGGACGAGCGACATACCGCCAATTCCAACAGTTCTATAAAGAAAGTGATCGTGGTTCTGAGATGGACAGCAGTAAGCGTATCCTTGGTAAGCTTGCACCACAGTTAGCACAACCGATTGAAGATTTCTTTAACCGATTTGCCGGAGACGACAGCCCATCGATGCCGTTGTGGCTTTGCTATATTGCAGACTTCCACCCACAAATGGTCGCACACATCGGGTTAAAGGTTTTACTTGACCGTATGTACGCACCCGACCGATTCTTTACCGCGTTGGCAAGGGAGATAGGTGGTGCGTTTGAAGAAATAGCACGACAACGTGTTGCTGAACAGACCGTACCAAAGAATAAGATGTGGGGGATAAAGGGCACGAAGAGTAAACGTTCCAAGATGCAACGGTTTTACAGCGTTGAAAAGAACAACCGACGATTTACGTGTTGGGAAGGACGGCACAAGTTAGCGTTAGGTTCGTGGTTGTTAAACGAGATCAAGACGCACACGGGCATCGTTGACTTTCGTATCGAACGGTTTGGAAAGAGACAACGCAAGGACGTGGTGTTAACTCCTGACTTTACTGACTGGGTAAGACGATACGACAAGTGGAAAGAGATGCTTGATCCGATGCGTATGGCGTTGCCGACAAAACCGAGGGACTGGGTGGATTATTACAACGGTGGGTACGAGACATTCAACGATCCGTTTGTAATGAACCGACCAAGCAAAGCTAACTACGATTTCTTTTCGATCAATACTATTTATACCGCTTGCAACAACGTACAACAAGTACCTTGGCAGATCAACAAGAAGATAATGGACGTGGCACAGAAGTGTTGGGAATTGGAACGAGTCTTTGACTTTCATGAAGTACCGATGCAACCGTACCTTGAGAACGGCCACGAACGACCTGAAGAACTGAGACAATGGAAGTTTAAGCAAGACAAGATTCGTCGGATGAACGAGTCTAACCGTAGCAAAAGGCTACAACACGCCAAGGTCATGCACTTAGCTAAGAAGTACAGCGAGTGGGACGAGGTATACTTTCCTGCTCGTATTGATTACCGTGGCCGTGTCTATTATATGCCCGCTTACCTGCACCCACAAGGTTCTGATCTAGCTAGAGCTTTGTTGCAATTCGCTGATGGTCAACAGGTTACGGATGAAGAGGATGCCGAAAGACTGCTGGTTCACGGAGCTAACGCTTGGGGTATAAAGGGTTCGTTGATGGAACGGGTAGCGTGGGTAGGTCAACATAAGAACGACATACTAGAGTGTGCTACTGATCCGATGACGAACGACTGGTGGATGGAAGCAAGTGAACCGTTTGGATTTCTTGCGTTTTGCCTTGAGTATCAACAGTTTACGAAACAAGGATACGGTTACGTGTCCCACTTTCCGGTGCGTATGGACTGTAGTAATAATGGTATGCAGATATTACACTTGTTATTACGGGATACACGTCACGCCAAGCACTGTAACCTAGTACCTGACCAACCACCGGGTGATATGTACCAGTACATTGCTGACCTTGTGTACGAACGGTTGAAGGAGCAGTCAAAGGAGAGTTACGTGGCTAGTGAATGGTTTAAGTACGGAGTCACACGAGCTATGGCTAAGGCAGCAGTGATGAATAAGCCATACGGTCAATCATTCTATCAGGTCATGTCTAGGTTTCTTACAATCATAGGGGACAACCATCCGTTTCAAGTGGGGGAAGACATAGACGCTATCAACTATTTGACTGAACAGTTTAACACGGTAGCACGAGAGCAACTGGAGAGTGTTGTCCGTATCCAGCAATTCCTACGTGGTTGTGCCAATGCAATAGGTAATAAGGTGTTTGAATGGACGACACCATCAGGCTTTAAGATCATTCAAGGGTTGACTAAGGGCAAGAGGTCGAAGGTAAGAACTATCACAGGAAGTATTACTACGTGGTTAGACTTTGATTTAGAAACAGATGAGATCGATCCCAAAGCACAACGACGTAGTGTCACTGCTAACTTTATACACGGGATAGATGCAGCTGTTGTCCATCGATTAGCGTACGATATGCCGTACGCAATGGGCTTTGTTCACGATTGCTTTATATGCCACGCAGCTAACGCCCGAAAGGTACACCAAGACGTACGAAAAACATACAAGAATTTCTTTTCAATTGACTTACTAGCCGAGTTCAGATGTGAGTTATTGAATCAACACCCGACAGCAAAACTGCCCGAACTGCCTGAACTTGGTGACCTAGATGTCACCGCAATAGATCGAGCCATGTATCTGCTGTCATAACACCGATAAATAAACAATGAGTATACAAGCAAGAAAGAAACACGATGTAATAAAAGTAAAAGGAACAGCTAAATACTGCCACCTCAACGAGCCGAACAAACGGTTTGAGCCTGAGTTTGGTACGTACAGTTGTGATCTGGTTATAGATAAAGACCAAGCTGATCTGTTGAAGAACACGATACGTCCGTTGTACGAAGAGGAGTTGAAGACTGTACAAGAAGAGCACGCTGGTAAGAAGATTGAACAAAAAGAGTTACCGATCAAAGAAGAGGACGGTGCTTTTGTTGTTAAGTCTAAGTTGAAAGCTGGGGGCAGACGCAAAGACGGTAGTGTTTACAGCCTATCAATTGCTTTGTTTGATTCCAAAGGTCAACCGTTACCTGAAGATGTTAAAGTGTGGGGTGGTAGTAAAGTAAACATGGCATTTCGTCCAAGGTTTTGGTACACACCGATGGCAGGGTTTGGTGTATCGTTCGAGCTGCAAGCTGTTCAAGTAATAGAACTACAGAACGGAGGCGTAAGTGGTGTGGCAGCTGATGCTTTTGGATTTACTACTGAAGAAGAAGGATACGTTAATGGCGGTGAAAACCTAGACACTACATTCGATGCGGAACAAACGGACGAAACCGAAGTCACAGCGAACTTCTAATAATCGTTATCGTTCCGGATTTGAATCGAAATTAGCACACCAACTGAAACGTAGTGGCGTTGAGTTCAAGTACGAGACGTTAACTATTGAATATCAGAAGGTTAGTACATACACTCCCGACTTCATACTTCCTAACGGCATCATCATAGAAGCCAAGGGAGTATGGACGGTGGAGGACAGGACAAAGCACTTGTTAGTACGCAAGCAACACCCTCACTTAGATATACGCTTGGTGTTTCAACGAGCGAGTAACAAGATCAACAAGAAGTCTAAGACAACGTATGGAATGTGGTGTGAAAAGAAGGGAATTAAATATGCAGATAAAGTTATACCGAAGTCATGGCTTTCACAAAAACGCATGAACCATGCTCAAAGTGTGGGAGTAGTGACGCTCTCTCCACCAACGATGACGGAAGCACCTATTGTTTCAGTTGCAACAGTTATAGTGGAGGACGAGGAAAAGCAATGAGTGAACCAACACCGAGAGAGTTTCTTACTGGCGAACCCAAAGCAATACCACGACGTAACCTAACACAGGAAACATGTCGTAAGTGGGGCTACTGGGTTGGTCGTTTGAATGGTGAAGACGTTCAGATAGCTAACTATAAGACACGAGACGGCAAGCCTGTCGCTCAGAAGATAAGATATGCCAACAAGAACTTCAGTGTTCGTGGTGAGTTGATTGGCTTGTACGGTCAGCACCTGTGGAAAGAGGGAGGTCGTCGTGTTGTTGTAGTCGAAGGAGAGATAGATGCGTTGAGTGCGTCACAGGCTATGGATAACAGATGGCCAGTGGTCAGCGTACCGAACGGAGCAAGTGCTGCAAAGAAACACGTGGCACAAGCTATCGACTGGTTGGAACGGTTCGAGAAGGTGGTGTTCTGTTTTGATATGGATGATGTCGGACGGAAGGGAGCAGCTGAATGTGCAGCACTCCTGACACCCGGCAAAGCACACATCGCAGAGCTACCACTGAAAGACCCGTCTGATATGCTGACAGGTGGCAAGTCGAAAGAGTTGGTGTCGTGTTTATATGAAGCAAGAGAGTACAGACCTGACGGAATCGTAAACGGTAAGGACTTGTGGGAATTGGTAAGTAATCTTGAGGAACACAAAGCAGTACCGTACCCATACTATAGTTTAAATGAGTTAACCCACGGCATGAGGCTAGGAGAATTAGTTACAGTGTGCGCGGGTAGTGGAATAGGAAAGTCTCTTTTCTGTCGCGAGGTTGCTCATCACCTGCTAGGTCTTGGCGAGACGGTAGGTTATATAGCACTGGAGGAATCCGTCAGGCGTACAGCTCTTGGTATCATGGGCATCCATCTGAACAAACCACTGCACCTAGAAGACGAACAACTAGACACGGAAGCGTTACGTCCTGCGTTTGAAGAGACGGTAGGGAACGGAAAGTTCTACACCTACGATCACTTCGGAAGTATGGACAGCGACAACTTGCTGGGTAAGATACGTTATCTGATAAAAGGATTCGATTGTAAATGGATATTCCTAGATCACCTATCGATTGTTGTCAGTGGTATAGCGGGGGACGACGAACGACGATTGATTGATAACACGATGACCAAGCTACGTAGTCTTGTTGAAGAGACAGGGTGTGGTATGGTGTTGGTCAGTCACTTGAAGCGTGTGGATAGTGGACACGAAGAGGGAGGACGAGTAAGTCTACACCATCTACGTGGTAGTCAAGCTATAGCACAGCTGTCGGACATGGTGATAGGCTTGGAACGAAACCAACAAGCTGAGACAACAAGCAATGAAACACGAGTAAGAGTGTTAAAGAATAGATTCAGCGGACAGACAGGACATTGCACCACACTTAATTACGACACAGAAACCGGACGATACACAGAAGATAAGAACGTCTTCGAAGATACAACAACTACTAACAACCCATTCTAAATGAAAACACTATTCTTTGATATAGAAACAAATGCGATAGAGGATTGGTCGAACTTGACAGATCTTGACACGGTTCACTGTCTATCTATCTACGATCCTACCACACCCAAGATGATTACGTATCACGGTGCTGGTATACGAAACGGACTAAATGAGTTAGCTAAGGCAGATCACATCGTCGGACACAACGTCCTTGGTTTTGATATACCTGCTCTTGGTAAACTGTACAGCTTCCATCCACCGCTTGTTAAAGTATTGGACACGATGGTCATGGCTAGGTGTATAGTACCTGATGTACGCAACGACGACTTCTTACGACATAAGTTTGATAAGACTTTAATAGGTAGTCACTCGTTAAAGGCGTGGGGGTTACGGTTAGACAAACTAACTAAGCTATCATACGGAGAGGAAGACGGTGCGTTTGACAGTTACAACGAGGACATGAGGAAATACTGTGAGCGTGATACAATCGTAACACAGCTACTGTATGATTATCTGATGAGTAGTAAACCCAGCAGTCAGATGTTAGCGATTGAGCACTGGTTTGCATACCTGATGAGGCTACAAGAGAAGCAAGGGTTTGCGTTCGACATAGAGAAAGCAGAGAAACTGGAGATGAAACTTGCTAGTGTTCGTGCTGATCTACTGGATAAACTACAGAAAGAGTTTCCATCCAAGCAAGAGGAGATGAAGACACCAAGTGGTTGGTCGTTAGAGATTGAATGGAACGACGGACTCGAAATAATCTCAGCACCAACCAAGACGGAATTAAAAAAGGAACTGAAGAGTCGTAACTTGAAACAGACGTTAGTTAAAGATGCAGTCAAGTTAGCTAACAAAACTAAGATAGTACCGTTTAATCCCGGTAGTCGTCAGCAGATAGCTGAACGCTTGTCGTCTTTAGGGTACGAACTACCGATAGAACCTGACGCTAAGACACCCAAGGTGGACGAAGCTGTGCTGCGTAGTATTGAGCATCCGTTTGCTGAGGTGTTGTGTGATTACTTGTTGGTTACCAAGAGGTTAGGGCAATTATCAGAGGGTAATCAAGCGTGGTTAAAGTTACAAAAGAACGGACGAATACACGGACGGGTCAACACAAACGGTGCAGTCACTGGTCGTTGTACACATCAGAATCCTAATGTAGCTCAAGTACCTGCTTGTCGTGCTGAGTACGGAGAAGAATGTCGTGAGTTGTTTAAAGCAGGAGACGGGTACAAGTTAGTCGGGTGTGACGCTAGTGGTTTAGAACTACGAATGCTTGCCCACTACCTAGCTTACTATGACGGTGGAGAATATGCTAAGACAGTCATTGAAGGAGACATACACACACTGAATCAGAAAGCAGCAGGACTAGAGACACGTGACCAAGCTAAGACATTTATCTACGCCTTTCTTTACGGAGCAGGTGACGCTAAGATTGGAGAGATCGTGGGTGGTAGTGCTAAAGAAGGACAGATGTTAAAGCGTAAGTTCCTGAGCAACCTACCAGCACTGAAAAGATTACAAGCAGATGTACAACAAAAAGTACAACGAAGCAACAAGCTGATTGGATTGGATGGTCGTATACTTCCCGTTCGTTCACCACACGCTGCGTTGAATATGTTGTTACAATCAGCAGGTGCTGTGTGCATGAAGGTAGCACTTATCAACTTGTTTGCTCGTCTTAATCAAATGAAGTGGCAACATGGTAGAGAGTATAGCTTTGTTGCTAACGTACACGACGAGTTCCAAGCAGAGGTACAACCTGACAAAGCAAGTGTGTTCTGTGAGCTTGCAGTCAATGCGATAAGAGCAGCAGGTAAAGAGTTAAAACTAAATGTCATGTTGGACGGGGAAGCAAAGATCGGAGAGACGTGGGCACAGACACACTAGAGCTTGAATACGATTGGCACTTGAAGGTTGCAGAATTATACGATACTGTTGACCTCAACCTACCTATGCCGTCCTCATCATCCCAGCGAACAGGAGCAATAGCTGAACAAAAGTTTATCACTGAATGTTTGGAACGGAACTTTGAACCACACCTACCTGTAACACCAATGCCGTGGGACATGATCGTCACGTGTCCAGCAGGAACCTTAAAGGTACAAATCAAAGCAACCAACACAAGGGCTACTCCAGCTAAGAATTGTTATAGCTGTGTCACATCTGTTGGTTGTGAGAATAAAGATTATATGTCACACGACATCGATGTTGTTGGTATATATGTTGTGCCTGAAGACACGTGGTGGATGATACCAAGAAATGAAATACAATCTAAAACCGTAAAACTAAACCCAGCACCTGACAGTACATCGAAGTACAAGAAATGGCAGGACAACTGGAGCCTATATTATGAATAAAACATTATTGATTGATGCTGACGTGTTAGCGTTTGAAGCATCAGTAATAGCCGAGGAATCAATTGAGTGGAAAGAGGAGATGTGGACAGTACACGCAGACATGGCACTAGCCAAAGCACGTATTGTTAATCGCGTCGAACAGTTCAAAGAGAAGTTACAAGCGGACGACATCGTTATGGCTTTGACTGATCGTGCTAACTATCGTCGTATTCTTAATCCCGACTACAAATCTAACAGATCAAAGAGTCGATTACCTATCATATTAAAACAAGTAAAGAAGTGGATAATAGAAGAAATGGACGGTCAACTATGGCCGAACTTAGAAGCAGATGACATCATATCAATTCTGGCAACGGACAAAAAGATGGATGAGGAAACGATTATCGTCTCCATTGACAAAGACTTCAAAAGCGTACCGGGCATCTACTACGACTTCAACAAAGACGAAACGCATCACGTCAGTCAGGAAGACGCAGACCGATACCACCTGATACAAACACTGATGGGTGACGCAACAGATGGATACAGCGGTGTGCCAAGATTAGGCCCAATAGGTGCTGAGAAAATACTGGAGAAAGATGGATACACATGGGAGACAGTTACTGCTTGTTACGAGAAAGCAGGACTCACCGAGAACGACGCACTGATGAATGCGTGGATGGCACGACTGCTGCAAGCTGATAACTATTGCTTTAGAACTAACACAATAAAAAAACTATGGACACCGAGAAACTACCAAACCAAGGATATACTAAAGATTTCACCACAGGTGCTAGACGTGACGGGGACATTGGACGGGGACGACCCTCGCTTATTCCTCCAATCGCCTTACGCAGTCTCGCCAAAAGATTTGAAGATGGCGGAAAGCTTTACGGAGACAACAACTGGAGAAAAGGATTCCCGTTAACACGACTGTACGACAGTATGTTCAGACATCTGTTAGCGTTAGCTGACGGGGACACATCGGAGGATCATGCAGGTGCTATCTTGTGGAATGCGTCAGCGTGGTTGTGGACAAAGGATCAAATAAACAAAGGTAATTTACCAATAGAACTGGATGATATAGAAAAAGATGACAACTGAAGAAATAGTATTACCAGCACTTAGCAAAGATTTGATAGATAAGCTTGACAAGCTGTACCCGGATAAATGTCCGCTGTTGACAGACGACGATAGATTGGTATGGTTTAAAGTAGGACAACGTAGTGTAATTAATTATTTACAACAGATATACGACGAACAACTTCAAGATAACATAGTAACCAAACAATAGTCATGTGCTTTAGTACGCCCGATATACCGCCTCCTCCTCCACCACCAGCACCACCTCCTCCCCCGCTACCTACTGCGGAACGTGCTGTTACTCAACGAGCTATGAGAGCGGAACCTAAGAAGCGTCGAGGCACACAACAATTGACTGTTCGTCGTCCTAGTGTTGGAATGGGTGGAGCAGCTGGTCAGACTGGCGTACAACTTTCACAATAAAACAAAGTAATAATATAACACATGAGCCTTCGCACACTAGATAAAAAGACACTACTCTCAGATGCTACATCAGCAGGGGCGGGTAGTTCGTTCGGGTCTGAGCGTACTAAGGGATATACATTTGTAATCTCTACTACAGTCAGCGGTACAGCAACCATAGCCATTCAGGCGTACATTGGAGGAGGATGGAGAACGATCCACTCTGAAGACGTAACCACTGACGGAGATGTAATGATCAGAGATGACCACGGTCACTACGAAAAGATCAGAGCTAACATCACAGCTTACACCAGCGGTACACACAGCGTGTTCTCTACTGGTACAGTTGACTCTCTTTAATGGGACTGACATTTACATCGGACGCACGTCCACCCAGTAACACACAGCTTCTGCCTAACAGATTCCTACGTCCTGCGTTTGGTGAGTTGTACGGGTTTGATGCAGATGCTGATAGCGGTGTTACTATAGATGGAGCTTTAACAACAGAACTAGCTGAACCATTAACTACTGAACTTGGAGACTTTCTAGCATTCGACGAGAATGTTTCTCATTGGACTCCATCCTTGTTGACGACAGAAAACTGGTACGACGCAGCAGATACTGCCACGATCACAGACACATCAGGAGTAGTCACGCAGTGGGATGACAAGTCCGGAAACTCTAATCATCTGTCTGTTGTTGGTAATGGTATATTTACAGACAGGAGAACTAGAAATAGTAGCAATGTTATGGACATTGAGGAGGGTTCTTATTTTCGTAAAACTGCGTACCAACTTCCTGCTGACTGCTCGATCTTTATGATGGCAGGGATTGATGCCGTTAGTGTTAATACAGATGCACTTTTTGCAATCCGAGGTGGGTTGTCTCAAAACTTTCAATTCGATTCAGGAGACACAGTAGGAGATCAGGATCAGTTTTTTGCTCGTTTTAATCAGACAGGCATAGGTACTACCAACACATTTTCTCCTACTACAGATCAAAAAGGGCCAAGCATATATGAATTAATTTTTGATTTAAATGGAGGTAGTGATCTTGAGGTTTACATCGATGGTAGTAGCTTTGGCACTACTGCATACACGGCACAATGTGGAGCAAATTCAGAATTACTTTTATTTACTAATCGTTCTTTGAGTCAATTCCCTGACGGATGCATAGCTGAATTTATCGTAGTGCCTTCCGTAATCTCCACAACAGACAGACAGAAGATGGAAGGTTATCTCGCTTGGAAATGGGGGTTGACTGCACAGTTAGATGTCTCCCATCCTTATAAAACTTCAAGACCACTCGCTTAAAAATCATGAATAAAAAAATTACAGAACTTACAGACCTACCCAGTCCAGCAGGTGCGGATGTTATAGCAATCGTTGACGACGTTGTAGGAACACCCACCACTAAGAAAGTAACCGCTACTAACCTGATGACCCTAGCACCTGTGCAATCGGTAGCAGGACGGACGGGCACAGTTACACTTAGCAACACAGACATCAGCGGATTAGGAACATCAGCAACACAAGATGTAGGGACTGCTAACGGAAATGTTGTACAGTTAGATGCGACAGGTTTACCCGCAGTTGATGGAAGTCAGTTAACAAACCTCCCTGTCCCGGATGTAGATGGTCCTATCAATGCTAACCTCAGAGGCACGGACAACCCACACATCGGAGCGTATCCTAATCAAGCATTTAAGGTCGTAGACAACCCTTTTAAAAGTGCATTTCTAGCAGCCCGTGCAGACGGGGAAATAAGTGTTATTACAGACACAGGTGCAGAGATTTTGAGTAAAGGATTCTCTATAGTAGAAGACTCTAACGAACCTGACATCGAAGCCGTGGGTACTTATAATGGAGTTATCGAAAATTACTCAGTCATCAGTGGTGACTCAGACATAAAAGGAGGTAATAATTTACCAATCCGACAAGGCTTTAATAATCCCGACATCGGGGCAAACCCATCACCGCTTTTAATATCGGGCGGTTCAATTTCTTAACTAATTCTTAACTACTAAATATCATGGCAACAGTATACATATCACCATCAGGAGCAGGAACAGGTTCAGGAGACTCCGAAGCAAACGCAGTAAATTGGAACAGTGGAGCAGGTCTAGGAACCGCAGAAACAGCAGCAGGAACAGGCGGTACTATTATTTTTCTTGATGGTAGCTATCCCTTTGGGGGTAACGAAGTTTTTGATGGGGCTAATAATCTTACTTATGAAAGTCAAAACATACACGGAGCAATTCTTGGAGACAGTGGCACTTTTAGGCGATTACAAATAGGATCGGGAAGTGTTGATGGGATTGCCGTTAATAAATTCAAGTTTGTTGATGTTAATCAATTTTATCAATACGGGGCAGGAAGCACTAATAATACGATGGATCAGTGTTTACACACCTCAACTGTCGCACATAATTTAGGCAGTTCTGAATGGTTTTATGGCAGTAGTGGACAGTTAGATGTTACTAACACAAGTTTCAGCCCTAACATCACAGTAAGTGGTTATAGGTTTTTTAGTGGTGGTGATCATTTCACATTTAACAATTGTAGTTTTAATATTACTACATCGTCAATAAGTACGGGGATTGGATTTATGGGTGGATCACCTACCCCTAGTTTCCTAAAAAATACAATAATGGCGTGTGACGATGATACTGCTGTCAATAGTGGTTCAGCAGGTGATTTTGCACAGTTTGCAACTAATTGTTGTTTCTTCCAAATGGGTACACAGAACGACTCAGGTGGTACTAATAATCTGTATGACACTGACCCACAGTTTGTAGATGCAGCAAACAACGACTATCGCCTCCGTCCAAACAGTCCTTGTATCGGCGCTGGAACCGCAAGCTAAGTAGTCATGGCACTCAATAAATTGCACAAGAAGGACTTTACCATTGCGGTGAAGACGGGGACAGACGCAAACAAGTCAAAGTTTAAGAAGGAGTGTGTGCAAGGTGAATACTACTTTGCTACTGACACTAAAAAACTTTACCTTGCTGAAACGACTGCCGGAGCTTCTGATGCTACTTTAGCTGAGTTTACACCATCTGCCACGGGTCAATGAATAAACTTCATAACAAAGATTTTAGTATCGCCTTTAAAACAGGGACTGATGCAAATAAATCTAAGTTTAAAAAGGAATGCGTCCAAGGTGAAATATACCACGCAACGGACACAGGATTCTTTTATGTTGCTGAAGTAACTGCTGGTGCGAGCGATGCAACTTTAAGTAAGTTTGGTGGTGCTGCTTTCCCTAACACCTACTCCATAGACTTAGACGGTACTGATGACTATGTTGATGTTAACTCTAGCGGAGATTTAGGCACTGTAAGTATATGGTTTAAGCCTACGACTACAACATCATCAACTAGTATTGATCGTTGTTTAATAGGATTTCACGGTATCACACAATATCAAGCCTACGCAGCTATTTACATCGGAAATTACAACGGTGGTAATGATGTTTATGGTCTTTTTGACGGAGATTGGGGATATTTTCATTCAAGCACTACCACTACATTAAGTAATACTGATTGGCATCATTTAGTGGTTCATTGGTCAGGTACTGATTACGAGCTTTATTTAAATGGTGGTAGTAACTCAAAAAATACAGAGCAGAATTATTTTGCGACGGCTAAAGCCAAACGACCTTACAGTATTTTAAAAATAGGTGAAATAAATTTAGGCGCTCAAGAGCCTTTCGATGGTCTCATCGATGAGGTAGCCATTTGGCATAACCCTTTATCATCAGCCGAACTAGCGGGACTATACAACGGTGGTGTACCTACGGATTTAGCTGCAATAGGGAACAGCGGTGCGGGACCAAATGGATGGTGGCGTATGGGAGATAACGATGGTGGTACAGGAAGTACAATCACAGACCAAGGAAGCGGAGGTAATGACGGAACGCTGACTAACGGGCCTACATTTTCAACTGATATTCCTTCTTAATACTATGAGAAATTATGTAATTATAGACGCACCGGAAGTATCTTCCGTAGATTTTAACCAAGTCCTAGAGACGAGTGCTGATACACTTAGATACAATCTAGCTGGCACACAGACCTTTGTTAAGTACGAGGGCGACACTCCTAGCTTTTTGGAGGGTAAGACTGCCTATGATCGCTCTGAGATGTTGACTATACTAGCTAACGAAGAGTGGTCATCTGACGATCCTATCTAAGTTATGGAACAGGAGACAGCACAAGGGTTATACCATTCGTTGGAGAACCAGCGGTGGTCGTTTTTAGACAGAGGACGTCAATCGTCAGAGTTAACCCTACCCTATGTACTACCTCCTGACGGGCACAACTACGCCACTAAATACTACACACCGTATCAAGGCATCGGAGCACGTGGTGTTCTGAATCTATCGTCTAAGTTATTGTTAGCTTTACTACCACCGAACGCTCCGTTCTTTCGTCTTGTTATAGATAGATACGAACTAGACAAAGCGAAAGCTGAACTGGGGCAAGAGGGTGCAGAGCAACTGCGTACAGACTTAGAGAAAGCACTGGCTGATGTGGAACGTAGTGTATCACAGGAAGTAGAAGTACAGAACTTTAGGAACGGTATATTTCAAGCGTTAAAGAATTTGTTAATCACGGGTAACGCTTTGTTATACTTACCGGATGAAGGAGGTATGAGAACGTTTAAGTTGGATCGTTACGTTGTTAAGCGTGATCCAATGGGTAACGTTACGCACATAGCTGTGAAAGAAACAGTAGCACCTATGATGTTACCTGAGTCGGTACGGGAAGAAGTGTACAGACAAGAGAAAGAAAACACGTGTGATTTGTACACTGCTATCGTGCGTGAAGATGATGAATTTAAAGTGTATCAAGACGTAAAGGGAATGCTTATCGAGGAAAGCGTAGGACGTTATCCGTTAGAAAAGTCCCCGTGGCTACCCTTGCGTTACACTCAAATAGACGGAGAAGACTACGGACGTGGGTTTGTTGAAGAATATATCGGAGACATCCGCTCGTTGGAGTCGTTAACTAAATCAATCGTAGAAGCTAGTGCAGCAGCAGCTAAGGTATTGTTCATGGTCAATCCTAACGGAACGACACGGGCAAGGACACTGGCTGAAGCTCCTAACGGTGCGATTGTGCAAGGGTCTGAAGGAGACGTCTCCGTCTTACAACTTAATAAGTTCAACGATCTACGGACAGCACAGACTACAATGGCTGGTATAACAGATCGATTGAGCCAAGCCTTTCTACTGACATCGGGGGTTGTTAGAGATGCCGAGAGAGTGACTGCCGAGGAGATACGGATGTTAAGCCAAGAGCTTGAAGCTGCCCTCGGTGGTCTCTACTCTCTCTTAGCTCAGGAGATGCAACTGCCTATCGTCACTCGTTTGATGGATCGTATGTCCAAAGAGAAACGACTACCTAAGCTACCCAAGGATATTGTTAAACCTACCATCGTTACAGGTGTGGAAGCATTGGGTCGTGGTAATGATCTTAATCGTCTTGATATGTTTCTTGCTGGTGCTAATCAGGTAGTAGGACCACAAGCAGTCAATCAATATCTTAACGTATCTGATTACTTCAAGCGTCGTGCTACTGCTCTTGGTATAGAAACTGAGGGACTGATCAAGACGGAAGAAGAGATTCAACAAGCTATGCAGATGCAACAACAACAAGAGATGATGATGAAGTTGGGAAGCCCTGCCGTAGCACCCGCTATCAATGCTGCACAGGAGCAGTACATGGCAAGTCAACAACAACAACCTACCGAGGAATAATAAATTATGGCAGAACTACACCGAGTAGAGATTAACGAAAAAGCACCGAATGAGATCGAACCCGAAGAAGCTCAGACTGACGAAGTTACTGAGACTACGGAAGAACAAGCACCGACGGAAGAACGTCCTGAATGGTTACCTGAGAAGTTCAAGTCAGCGGAAGACATGGCGAACGCTTATAGTGAGCTTGAGAAGAAACTTGGACAAGCTCCTAAAGAAGATGAAGCAGAAGCTGAACAAGTTGAAGAGAAAGCTGAGGACGAAACGGAACAAAGTGAAGAGAACACTAGTGAAGCATCTCAAGTTCTTGAAGAAGCGAGTAAAGAGTTTTGGTCTAACGACGGTCAACTTAGTGAGGAAACTTATAACGCTTTAGAGAAAGCCGGATACCCTAAGCACATTGTTGATAGCTATGCTGAAGGTATGGCGGCTCTAGCTGAAAAGCAGCAGGGGGAATTGAATAGTTTAACTCAGGGTAATTACGAATCAATGGTAGAGTGGGCCAATGAAAACTTACCACAAGAGGAATTAAATGCTATAAATAATACTATTACTAATTCCGACATGAATATGGCTAAGTTAGCAGTACAAGGACTATACGCTCGTTATCAGAATGCTACAGGTAGTCGTCCAAAAACTTTAGTACAAGGTGCGGTTAGTGGTTCATCAACCATGCCGTTTAAGAGTATGCAAGAATTAGCACGAGCACAGTCAGACCCACGTTATCGTAGTGGTGACAAAGCTTATCATCAAGAGATTGACAGACGACTGGCTGTAAGTAATATATAATGTCTTTCATTCATAAGTAAGGTGAACAGATGCCTTGGACGACTCGCTTTGGTTTTCTTCCTTTTATCGGTTATGGGGAGTTTTGCGGGTTGTTCCAAGGCATCATTTTATCCGGCTCTCGGAGCTACGGGTGGAGCAGCAGTAGGTAGTTTAGGAGGACCGGGACCCGCTGCGGGAGGTGCTGCACTTGGTTGGGGTGTGGGAGAAACAGCCAAATACATGGAAGAAAACAAACATTTAACGGAACAAGTTAAGGCGTTAAGTGAAGGAGATATTAAGCAACTCGTTAATAATCAACTAGATGCGTCAATGGATAACGGGTTTTTTGACGGTATGCTGAATGAAATTTATGGCTTGCTAAAGCTGTGCCTTATCGGTGTAGTCTTGTGGAATGTCATACCAATCATATATACGAGATACGTACACAAGAAAGCAAAAGATGAAATATCAAATAGAAAGATTACTTAGAATCTACAACGATCTACCACCACGTCAGAAAGTCCTAGTGTTGACAATTGGTGCATTTGTTGGTCTTATAGTAATCGGTAACATATTTAATTAGACAACTAGCGACTACTAGTCCCTCGACCCTCTGCGGAGGACAATCCTGTGCGAACGAACGAAGTGAAAGTCAACCAACTAATAACTACAACTATAAATAACTACAACATAAAGGAGAAAATATATCATGGCTAATGGAGATACATCCCCCTCACGTGTAGGACAGATTAATAGTGCTGGTGATGCAGATGCGTTGTTTCTTAAAAAGTTTAGCGGAGAGATTCTGCAAACCTTCGAAGAGTCAAACATCTTTAAAGCACTTCACACTGTTCGCACAATCGAAAACGGTAAATCAGCTCAGTTCCCTGTAACAGGAATCGCTAGTGCTGCTTATCACACACCCGGTGAAAACATCGCTGACGCTGGAAACAGCTACCTTAGCGACATCAAGAAAGCTGAGAAAGTCATCACTATCGACAAGATGCTTTTGGCTTCTACTTTCTTAAGCAACATCGACGACGTAAAGAACCACTACGACATCCGCAGCGTCTACGCTAACGAGTTGGGTAAAGCTCTTGCTGTTCGTTTCGATACTGCTCTCGCTAAAGTATTCATCGCTGCTGCTCGTTCTGCTGCTGCCGTAACTGGTGGTAAGACTGGTG